TTGCGCAGCCTTAAATTCGTCTAGTGGATTCTTACGCTCATTGAGAAGACGGAACGCATCTTCACGGCTGATCTGCCTTGCTCGAAGCTGTTGAATAATTTCAGCGCCCTTGGCGTCATATTGAGCGATGCCTCGCATAGTATTAATGATAAGTTCATTACCCCCAGGCTGGTTAATGGTGCGAGGCAACGACTGTTTGAACAACTCAAGATCAGCATCAGACATTGGGCCGGAGCCAGCTGGGCGCTGCTCTGGGACCAGAGAATTAATAGCCGCCTGTGCAGCCTGCAAAGTATCAAGACCTTCTGTTTTAATACCCCATTCACCTGCTCTTTGACGTATTGCCGCATCTATACCACTAGGCGAAGCTTTCAATAGTTCGTCAAGCTGATTTATACGACCAAGATTTCGTATGGCTTGCCTTCCTGCTGTGTCAACGTCTCCAATAGCTTTTGCATCTAGTTCAGCTAGTTTTTCATCAAACTTCTCGCCGCCGCCAACGTTAACGGTAACGCCACTTTCTGCAATAGGAGTTATCTTTCCATCTGGGCCTACGTTGTAAGCCTTATTTGGATCAAGCCCCAACTGCTGGGCCTGCGGCCCTGTAATAGTTGTGAAGCGCTCTTGTGCGCCCTGAATAATTGGCTGACCGGTATTGGCATCATAAACGGTATTGCCAACCGTAACTGTATTACGATTGCGTGTGGCCTGTTCAATAGCAGCTTTCCAAGCATCAGCATCGCCAGCAAGGGCGGGATTAATACCCAATGTCTGCGCTGTGGCCTGACGTTGCGCCATCAAACGCTGTTGTTCTTGTGCTGCTTGCTGCTGCTGCAACTGCTGCCCCAAAAGCATACCGGCAATCTGCCTGCCTTGATTTGAAACATAAGGGCTGGAAAGAGCCTGAATAATCGCAGGGTTAATACCGCCAGATTGTGATTGTGCAGGCATCTTGAATGGTTGAGACGTAACAGGCGCGCGATCTGCACTAGGTGCAGAAGGGAAGGCCCCGGAAAGGGACTGTGCTACCGAAGACGCTCCAGAAGGCGACAAAGCCCCGCCTAGCATTTGATCGTTCAGCGCCAACAGGCGAGGATCAGCACTAGAAGTAGCCTCCGTCGCGGCCATAGGAGTCAATTCTGGAACGATATTAGCAGATGCAGGGATCGCCTGTTCCGGCACAATAGGAGCCGTTGCAGCGCCTGCGTTCCATCGGTCATTGAAGCTACCTGCCGGAGAAAGTCGGCTGCCCTTTCTGGTGGTGGGGTTAACCAGTGCTGAAGCAACCGAAAGACTAGGATCAGACGCGAAGTCATATGGAGCAACTTGTGAGGAAGGAAGGGAAGAAACCCTATCTTCACCTTCGTTAACAAATCGCATCCCTTGGTCGTCATAAACTAGTTGCGGGCCACCGAAAGTGGCTGCTGCACCATTAGCTGGAATAGCCAGTGGGTCGTATTGCGGCGTGTATTGCCCTGCTGCGATGGTTGCGCCACCTTTAGGAGAAACTTTCTCAATAGCTTCCTGCGGAGTAGTAGCTACACGTGCATATTTAGCGGCGCGAGCCTGACGATGCTCTGGAGCAGGACGCAGGAAGTTATTAACAATGGCTTGTGCTGCTGTAGCTGTATCTGGGGCAGACAGGATTGATTTTGCAGCGCCAGCCTCGGAGCCTTGAAGTTCGTTCATAAGAAAATCAAGCTGCGCATTCACATCAGCAGGGTTGACGCCACGCTGCGCTGCGAACGCTTCATACTCACGACGGCGCGGACCTGTAAGCTGGTAAAGACCATAACCGCCTCGGCTACCAGGAACAATTGGGTTTTTCTCATTGATGCCTGGGTTCAGGCCGCTCTCATCCTGAAAATTAAGAATGAAAGCGTCTGCAATGTGCGGCTGGAGACCACGGTCAATCAACCCTTGGCGAATCTCAGGGGCAGAAGGGATAGCAACAGGCTCACCAACAGCTGCGACAGATGTAGGAGAAGCCCCAGCAGCCACAGCAGAAGGGAACCCAGCGCCGCCACCAAGACTACCCAGCATATCACTGATAAGCGACTGTTCCGCCGCTGCGTTGGCAGTAATAGCATTGTCTGCTGCGCGACGATCACGGCCAGACTGGAACCCTAGCAGACCCTTCGTCAATACAGAAGCCCACCCACCTGCATCAGGACTGGTATCTGTGGCACGCCCAATCAACGACTGTGCGATCTGCTGACGCTGTGCAATTTGTTCAGGCGTAAGGCGCTCACCGTTTGGCCCGGTGAAAATGGCAGGGATGATTTCTTGAAGGTTAGCCATTAACGATTACCGCCTCTTAACCCACCGGACATTATACTGCCTATTGCTTGTTTTTTGGCGTCTGGGATATTTGATTGCATCATATTCTGCGCAATGGGGGTTTGCTGCTGTTGCGGTGTTAGAGTGTACTGATTCCCCTGATTAAATCCCATATTTGCCATCATGGCACTAGATGGGTTAGCGGATGCAAATGGTGATATATTATTCATGAAGCTTTGGTTGTTTACTAAACCGCTATCAACCAATGCTCCAGAAGTTGGAGCCATAGGAATTTGCTGATAAGCATTTGGATTATTTGACATTCTATTACCAAGATTATTATAACCGCTGAGATTATTTGCAGCGAACGTATTAATCTGCTGGTTTTGCATAAATGGCATTTGCCCTTGGGGTCTGAATCCAAAATTAAACAGCATCACTTCACCTTGCTATAATCAACGCGGTAATATCCGTCTGCATCCTTATGGACTGCTTCAGGCTGCAATTCCAGCAAGTCCTGAGCCATATACCCAATGTGCGTAACCGGCGAGCCAATGTATTTGAACTTATAAACAGGAACACCTGAATCAGTCTTGCCAATGCGCTCAATGTCTTCTTTCAAGCGACGGTCGGAGAACAGGCTCAACCCAGCGCCAAACAGGCCACCAAGAGCACCCATCTGGCTGTTGTACCTGCTCATATCGGCCTGATATTTTTGGTTCACCAGTCCTGTATAGTCGACACCCGCCACCTGCGACTGGGGAGTTTGCGCGAATGTGCTATTGGGTGACTGAACCTGAGTACCAGACATAAGCCCGATGATTTCATTCAAAGGCTGGTTACGTTGCGCAAGCTGCTCTTGGAAAGCCTGACTGCGACCGGTAAGAGCTAACTGGTTAAGCTGGTCAGTATTGGCATTCGTAAGACGCGCCATTTCAGTGTTATAAGCAGCCGTCCCCGGACGAATACCTGAGTTGATAAGACGGTTTTCAAGGTCCTTACGATTTTGCTCCTGCTGTGGCAAAATGCGCTGCGAAGCAAGATCATAAGCCCAATTCTCAGCAGATTGATTGTTGAACTCAAATGGAGAACTAAGATAATCACCAAGCCATGCGGATTGGTCTTTTGCGATATTCGCAAGATTACCCTGCGCAGACTGAGATGCGTCAAAGATAGCCTGCTGCTCAGGAGAGAGCGTGGTGTTAGCCGTATAGGTAGGAACCTCAACGCGCTTACCGTTCGGGTCTGTAATCCATGTCGTACCAGTCTGCTGATAATCCAAACTACCCCATGGGGTATTCTGGTTTACCATGTTCATTTGCTGCTGCTGCTGGGCCGTGAAAGAGTTCCACGCGCCTTGCGCTGCGGCTGTTTGCGCTGGATCAGGGGCTTTAGGAGCGCTCTTGCCCATTATTCAGAAACTCCCTTGTTATAAGGCGACTTGCTCCACTCGTCGTCAGTCAAAGAAAAAATAAATTCGCCTTCATCCCTGCCGCGAAGACGAGGAATGTAAGTTTCACTAAATCCGAATTTTCTTGCAATACCAATCATCGTTTTATTTCTTTCAGAAACTCTCAATACAACTAATTGACAGCCTAGACGAGTGAATGGCAGGAAGAACATAGCATTAATCACGGCCCTTGTCAGCCACCTTTTGCTAACGGATGCAGATGATAGTTCAATAACACCGTATTCAGGGTGGTAATTATGGTAAAGAGTTCCAGCGATTAAATCACCGTCCTCGAATACACCCATGCTGCAAAAGTCTTTTATTGTTATATCGGCTTCTCTGCATACGAAAAACCCAACCGCTTCATTCGCGGAAGGGTTCATTGTCTTGCTGTAGTACATGGTGTGGATCAAGTTACAATCTCACCCATTGTTAAGCTGATTTCCAAATGGACAATCTCAACATCAAGAGGAACAGAACTTCCTGAAGTTACCTGATAGCAGGCAGAAACGTAGTAACCCGTTCCTCCTAATGATTTCCACTGCGCATTGAAAACATTAGGATTGGTTCCACCCCATACGGATTGACCCCATACACCGGTTCCCCATGCGTTGGAACCGTCAGCGCTAGATGCTGTTGGAGCAGAGCCAGGGTCAATATCAAAATCAGCCTTGAAGCGAAGGCCGTAAGACAAATTAGCCTTTGCCCTTGCTACGCCACGGCCCATCTTAGGGATTTTAAGATTGGCTGGCGACCCAAGATCATCAAACAGTGGGATGTAAACACCAGTGTAAACAGACCCGTTGTCCATGCCTGTTACATTAGCTTTGAACACTTCACCGTTAGGGCCACCAAAATACATCTCTCCCTGGAATACGCACATAGCGCGAGCGTCCCAATTGGTATAACGGCACCATGCACCTGTTTCAGAATTGGAAATAAACAAAACTGGATCATAATCACCGATTGTAATAGGCGGAGATATGATTGCCATCTTACGTTCAGGCCAAAGCATACAAGACCAATCCTCAAGGCCGCGACCGTCAACGGCCTGCTGCCATGCGTCTTGAATGTTGTACGAAACGGCGGCAGGAGAAAGAGCCGTCACATCAAGACTGATAGCCTTGGAAAGAGGAATAAGGCCAACACTAGTAGCAACAGCAATATCACCGCCGCCTCTGAAATGAGCGCGATTGCCAAGGGGCCTGCCAATTCTGTATGTGCCAACATGCGACCAGTCGCCTGTAGCTTCTGGGTAACTTCCTTGAAATACTGCAACTTCACCCTCCGTGGATGTTACAACCATCTGGTCAGACAAACCGCCAGCAGCACCTGTTCCCATAGACCATGAGTCGCCCCACAGGACGGACCCGCCAAGGGCTAATATGCCGCCCATAGGGTAAACAACAGGATCACCACCTACAGCGTCCGGGGCATCCATATACCATATGTTTAAGGATTCCTTCTGGGCGAACCAAAGACGGTTTTTAAATGCCCAGACGTAAGACATGTCAGCGGTTGTTAGGGTATCAGGGAATGTGATGCCGGGTACAATATTACTAGAAGCACTAGCGGCTTGGGCATCTCCACCCTCGCTGCCGTTTAGAAACTCATTGTCCTCAAATGTTCCAGTAACATCTATAAGAACAAGACCACCACCCGGAAGAACTTCATAAACCGTACCAGTCGCGCCGGAAGTTCCTCCTGTGATAACCTCACCGACAACAAAATCTTGCGTTATGTTGTCGTAAGACAAGGCCCACGCGCCACCTGGGGAATAAGGATAAAATGCATTGCCATCATAGATGAAGCCTGTAGACGCCCCGTTAACGCCAATAAGGTATATCCCGCCAGTCGTTGCAAACTGTACAGTAATCCAATTACCGCCTAATGCTCCCTCAAAGGCTTCCATATCTTCGGTAGACGATTGACCAAAGTAATCACCGTTTTCAGTGACCAGATAATCGCCATTCTCTGTCACCAGTCGGTAATTATAAGGAACGAGGATATTGGTTATATCGTAAATGGTATTTGCTGTAGAGGCGAACAATTTACGATTCAAGCCGTTAACGTATGTAAACAGTGACGTTACACCTTCGTCACCCTGACCTAGCGTGGCATAAAGTTCTTTGCCGCGGCGAAGAATGGCAGTGGTAGATGTTGGGAAAAAGTTATCAAGTACAGCAGCACCTTGTGGCCCGCCACTCTCCATAGGAGTAGACAGATTGCGGTTGCTAATCCACCCACCTGTAGGTGCAGGGAACTTTTTAAGGTCTGACTTACGTTGCGCCGGTTTCTTCTGCGCGAGGATAGGGCGCTGGTACATCAATTACCCCAATTCAAAAGGCCATGCCAAATGTGTATTAAGACGCCGGCTTCTGGAACGCGCACGGTAAACGTTCGTACCCTTATCCTTAGCCGCAAGCTGATCAAGGGCCATTGTAAATTGTTCTTGGTCGCCTGTATAGTCTAACTTCTTATTCTCGCGCCAACGCCATATAAGGCCAAGGGTGAGGAGGTCATTACCACCCTTGATGATGAAATCGTCTGTATCGGCAGTGAACTCCGGCTTTCCTGCATTATTAGAATCAAGGGCGTAATTATTGGAAATGTAGGGATAAGTAGCGCTATTCTGAGCATTAGGAGGCGGAAAGAAATGAATCTGATTTTGGTAGATAGTCCACGCACCAGGAGTTAATTCAAAATTACGCGCGCGGCGGTATAGGAAGTCATTGATATTTTCAATGTGCTCATACCCCCAAACCCAATTATTCAAGTCCTGAATATCCGTCACCAAAAGCTGACGATCATAATCATCAGGAAGATCGAATATTTCAGTAACGCCATCAGTTGGTACGTTATAAACTTTAGTCAGAGCCTGCCAATCTGCGTATCTGCAAATATCCCTAGCCACTTCATTGACCAGATCAACAATTTCTAGCTCAAGCTGGTCTGATGAAGTAAAAAAGACGGCGGGCTTTTGGCCCACCAATCTAATAGTCGCGGATTGCATCGCTGACAAAATTGACATTTACATTCCTTTTGCCATATTCACCAAAGACGCATGACTAGAGCGACCGTCTGGTCTTTTACCGGTCTTTGATTCAATCATATCACGCAATTCATCTTCTGTCATTGCTTCGTAAAGCTCTTCTTCAACTTCAGGAATAACAGTTGATGCTGTTCCTGCCGATTCAAGCTCTGCAATGCGCTTCTTAAGAGCCTCGATCTCATTAAGAGCTTTATCAGAAGCAGAATGATCAGAGATATATTTCCGCGCCAATTCTTTAAGCGAGTTACCCATCATGCCAAGCGACTTAAGCTTGTCACCTTCAAGGGTATTAAGAGCCTCAATACTGTAAACACGATGCACACGGCAGATGGAAAGCTGTTCTTCAGTTACACCATAAGGCCGCAGCATTTCCAATGGGGTACCCATTGCGTGCTGCGGGTTGCCTTCTTTGAACGTGCGGTACTGTTCTGCCCACCGTTCGGCATAGGTAATAGATTTGTTGCCTTCGCGTTTCCACGTCTGATTAGCCGGGAATACAGGAGCGTAATTATTTGATCCTGCAAAGCGGACCTCAACGACTTCACGCATTTCCATAACAGCATGTCCAGCCGTTTCCGACTTGGGGATATTTTCGACCTCAATCACCTTAAAGAAAGGCGTTACGTTAAGGTCGCGCATGTCAATTTCAACTACTTTAGTCATTTATCGTTCCTTGTCTGAGAAGGGGTAAAAGGGAGGCCGTTAAGCCTCCCCGTATTAATTAGAGTGCAAACACGCGAGCGTGGAAATATGCACCGGCAGGAACTGCTACATCAGGGGCCTGCAAAACGCCAGAAGCGTTAGCAGTGGTTACAAAATCAGCGTCCACATTAACACGTGCACTTGCGGTAAGCGCAGTTGTGCCGTTCTGAACCCAGATGTAGTCGTAACCGTCATCGCCAGTTTCACGATTGCCAAGCTTATAAGAAGGCGAGGTAATACCGGAAACAGTAGCGCCACCTGCCCCCTGAATGCCTGTCAGATCCCAATATGGCAAACCAACAAACACATCATCAAGCTGTGGGCCTAGCTGCGGGGTAGTGCGGAAAGGTACGGAATTAGCCATATCTTTTTCTCCTTATGCCGTGATAATGCGGTACGAGAACAGCGGGTTCTCAAGAACAAGCTGGCCAGACCATACAATGCCCTGAGCAACCGCATCCTGGTTGATAGGACGCATACCGTCACCTGGGTGGAACGGAACGAACGCCTGATCTGGGAACTCGTAGATTGCAAGACCCTGAGTATCAATGCCGAAGATGGTGTTAGCAGGCATAACCGTACCAATGCCACCAGCTGCAACGATATCAACCGGACCAGCAGGCGTCATGTAGGTGAGACCCGCAAAGCCCAGACGGCCAAGACGCTCCGAAACGATGCGCTGATGAGCAACGAACGATGCAGAGATAGCCTGATACGAAAGGGAATCCGCAATGAGAAGATCAGCATAGCGGCCATTACGCGAACGATTAAGAGCAATGCGCTCAATAATAGGACGTGCGGTCGTGCTGTCCCAAGTCGTAAAGCCGGAAACATCGCCGTTAGGAATGTTGAACGTCGAGGTACGCCAGTTTGGAACGGTTGCACGGTCAATGCCGCCGTATACGCCAGTGTTTGGAATGACTGGAATAGCGCCGCCAAGACCGATAAGCTCACGGCCACCGGCACCCGTACCGTCACCGATAAGAGCGACTTCGAACTCTTCCTTAACCGACTTTTCAGCCGCATCAAGGTAGGTTTCCATAAGGTCGATAACTTCTTCCTCGCCGCGAGTGTACATCAGTTCGGTGCCGGTCAGCGAGAACATGCTGACAACACGAGACCAATTGAATACGGCAGAGTTCAGAAGTTCTTTCGGGGTAATTTCGATCTTATCATAGCCAGTGAACCACTGGGCCTGCAACTTGTCGAACTGTACCGGAATGCGAAGCTCTGGCCCGCCAGCGCGCTTTACGCGAATACGGCCCTGATCCCGCAGAATACGAGTAAGAGGGGTTGAGTTATAAACAATGTCCTGCACCTCACGCGAGCGCCGTGCTACGGCTGCGGTGAGAAGCTGGCGATAATTTCTATCCTGAACGATAGCCATTTTAGCTCCTTAAGCCTTCTTCAGACGCTTCAACTCGTCTTCCAGAAGTTCACGCATTGACATTTTCTTATCCGGTTCTTTGACCTCTAGTACATTGCCCGGAGAAGATTTGATTGATTTGCTGCCGTTGAAGTCTTCGTCAACACGGCTTTCAGAACTAGCCTGCTTTGGTGAGAATGATGAGACATTTGAAGAAGGATTAATCCTTTCAGCCATGTCATATGCTGCTTCAAGCTTCTCAGCAGGACTAAGATTAGCTGGGATTTTACCAGATTGTAGAAAGAAAGCAATATCCTGTTCTAGTTCATGGTAACGTGGATGGTCTTTAATGAAAGGTTCAATATACTGCTGGTGGGCCATTTGCGCCTGCATGGCAGTAATCTGCTGTTTGAGCGTATCAACCTCTGGATTAATTTGCGGCTGTTGCTGCGGCTGAACCTGTGGCGCATGCGACACGTAAGCACTGGGATTTTCAACGATATGATCGGCCAATGCCGATGGTTGCACATTGAAAGCGCGCAAAATATGAGAAATAGCCTGCTGGGGATGCATATTCATATTGCTAAGAAGCTGGCGGAAGCCTTCAGGTGGGGACTCTGCAAACTTTCGCTCGATCCCCACATAGTTATCAAGCGCTTGTTTAACGCTAACGCCATGCTGTTTACCAAGCTCTTCGTATTCCTTAAGCTCTTCACGGAACTGATGAGATTCACGGTACTGCTGCACCTCAGCCTCATGTTCACGTACAAGGCGAGAAACTTCCGACTGCACTTCATTAGGCGTGTTGCGCCAAAGCTCCTTAGCACGTGGAAGAAAGCGAGCAGGAGGCTCAGGACGGTCACGGACCTCAGACTTCCGTTCGGTCTGCTGATCCTTAACCTGCTCGCTTGCGTCAACTTCCTTTTCAGGAGTGGCGCTCTTTGCCTCTGTCTTAGCGACAGGCTTGGGTTCTTCCTCCAGCTTTTCTGCCTTAACAGGCTTTTCAACATTTTCAGGCTCTTTGGCCTTGTCAAGCTCCGCCTTCAGTGAATCCCGTACAGATTCAGCCTTTGCAGGAACTTCCGGCTTGGCTTCTTCAACAGGAGGGGGAGCGATTTTACCACCGCCAGATGTTTTAGGCGTTACATCTGATTCAAGCGTGGTTGAAACGTGTTCCGTTACGGGCGCTGATGATTGAATTGCTTCGTCGGTCATTTTATACCTCGTCTGAGAAGGTCATAGGGTTAAATTTCAATAATAGCGCGCTTGATGTCTTCACGGCGCTTTTTGCGGTCAAATTCAGGCGCCTTAAAGTCAGGAAGGCTTTCATTGCCAAGCTCGACATAACGCTCGCCCTTTGGGTTTCCAGAAGGGAGAAGAGTCTTGCGATAGCCTGACAATGTGTCATGCATCTTTCCATCCATTCCCATGCAGGGCTCAATAGAGTCCTGTCGGAAATAGGGCTTAGGCAGGGAACTAGTCCCCATCCTTGCCCTATGTTCTGCTACCAATTCAGAGATTGATTTCATTACGTTTCAATAATCCCTGCTGCGCGCAATGATGCAAGCAAAGCATTTAGTTGAGTAACTGCCGATGCTTCATCTGTAGCATCCGCAACTGCTGCTCCCGGCGTAAATGAAGAGGTCGCCGCATCAATCTGGCTACGAACTTCTTTAGCAAGTTCTGGAACCATTGAAAGTTCTACTAGTCGATCTACTGGTGTCTGTGCCATTACTATTCCTCGTCAGGTTCAGGTGGTGTATAGCCCTCAATAATCAAAGGCGGCGCATTGCTGGATACTACACTAATCGGAATACCAAGTCCATTAGTTGCAACCGTGGCTACTGGTGCTCCACTTTCAACAGCTACAAAAGGTGCTCCGTTATCAGAAATTACAACGGGAAAGCCTGGCATCACTCCACCTCTCTTTGTGTCAAAGCTTGAGTTTCATTAAATTCCTGTGAACGATTAGCGCGGCTTTCCGATTCAACTCTAAGCGCCGTATCCACCTGCTGTTGCTCAGTCGCACGTGCTTCTTTATACTCCTCAAGGTCTTGCTTGCGAACGTCTAGACCAATCTTGGCAAGAATCTCTGCGGTCTGAGCCTGCATAAGATTTGTTTTGGCTTCCATATCGGCCATCTTAGCCGCAAACTCCTGCTCCTGTTTGGATAGCTGAAGCTGCAACTTGCCTTGTTCAATCTGCGCATCAGACATGTCTTTTTCGTACTTAAGCTGCATTTCCTGCATTTTACCTTGCAGTTCAGCCTGCTTAAGCTGAGCGTCGGACTGTACCTTCATTGTCTGCGCTTGCGCCTTAGCCATCTCAGCTTCAGCAAGCTTATTCTGCGCCTCAATAAGAGCCTGTTGTTCTCCACCTTCTTGTGGTGGTTGATAGTTAGAAGCTTCGTCAATGAAATTATCGATAAGACCGTCAAGCTCACGGCCAATACGATAAGGGCCAAGAACAAAGTTAAGCATACCGCCAGCAAGAGCGGAACCGGCAGGCCCCATTTGAGCCAATCCTTGCAGCGCCTGAGAAGCCCCAGAGAATGTGGTCAAGAACTCGTTGCGGCTGGCCTTTTCCTGAATTTCGTCAGTCAGAATAGTGCTGTCCGAAGCAATCTCAAACGCAAAACCGCGCGATTTATCATTGCGCAACAGGTCAAGTATATCCTCAATAGGAATCTCTGAATTAGCCTCTTGCAGCATAGGCGCATATTTCTGCAAAATGGCCTGTTGGGTCTTTTTGAACTGTTCTTCAATCTGAGGCTGTTGCTCTGGAGGAATCTGATTTTCCTGGACAAACTTCTCTGTCTGCTTCTTAAGGTTTTCAAGCTCCTTCTCAGCAGCGTCTTCAATGCCCTTAATTTGCTTTTCGATTTGCGCTTTAGTCGAGATTTTCATCTGCGACATTTCAAGGAGAGTATCCTTTGAGAAATGCTCTGCAATAATCTCGGCTGAAATACGAACAGTGTCAGCAGCAATGCGCTGTAGCTCATCAATCTTCTGACGAACACGAACGGAACCATACTGGCCTTTAAGCTGCTGAGCACCCAATGTTTCATCAGCCTCAGTAGCCCCACGCATGATATCGCTAATGCCAGACAACTGATAGAAGTCATCGATTAGCTTTGCACGTGCATCGATAAGACCAGTGATAGCCGTTGCTACTTCCGCAAGCGGCATCCAAGAGACCATATTGGTCACATCACTACTGATCGACGGAACAAAGATTACAGTTTCGTCATCCTCGCTCTGGATAAGCTCGCTTACGGCGTCTCTAATATCACCGCTACCGGCCACAATGCCCTTAAGCTTAACCTTCTCCAGGAGCAAGTAGATACGCGCTGTCAGCGTGTTAATCTTGTCAAAATGAACGCTATAACGCTCATAGTCTGGAACAGGGATCAACGAACGGCGAGCCAATGTGCCATAGGCCGGACGAGGGCAAGGGAAGAAATCATTCAGCTTCAGGTGTGGCTCGCCTTCATCCAAAAGACGATCGACACCCTCAGAAACCCAATATACCTTGTTATCGGCACGGTGCCAGACTTCCCAAACGCTGCCCTTCAATGACTTGTCATCATTTCCGCGTTCTTCGTCTTCACGCTTTTTGGAGAGTTTCACGTCTTTGTAAACGTCGCCTGACGCCTTATAGAAACGCTTGCGCAACTCCTTACGTGTCATCCAAGCGCGACGAGCTACCCAACCAACCTCAGACCATTTACGGGCAGGCTCATGCAGGAAATCCATGCGATCAAGGTGCTCTATACAAACACGCTGCTCGCCCTTTTCTGATTCATACGTGAGCCACATAACGCCGCGATTGGTGAAAATCAGGTCATCGCGCACTTCGCACATAACATCATCGATGTTAGAGCGGTCAAAATTAGACACAGATACACGCTCTAATAGCTCAGCCGTCTTTGACTTGACTGGATCTCGGTCTTTAAACTGTGTAGATACTACAGGCTTTGGGGGGTGCGCATAAACAGCAGGCTTTAGAATTTCATAAGAGGCCCAGAATAGGTCAAGCTCACCGTCTGTCCAATTCTCGCCGTATGGACGATTGTCACCCTGATATTTGCTGTAAACCGTGTCAATACGGTCGCAAATATTCTGCCATTCGCGAAACTTATCCTTAGCGTTCTGCAATACCGACAGAACAACGCTTGAAGACTTTGGCTCGTCTTTTAATTCAAGTGTATCAGATGGCTGGATTTCTTCTTCGTCCACTGAAAAGGCCTCATTTGCAAATGTTGATGCAATGTAACATGCAGGAGTGCAAAAGAAAAGGCCTCACTAAGTGAAGCCTCTGTCTCCTTTTGCTATTTGATAAGGGTAGAGACAAAACCCCAGACATACCGATTAGATTCAGCGTAAACCCGATATGTTAAGTCTACGTTATGCAAGCTCCTGCACTATTGCATACTTGCTGCCAGTGTTAAAACGCCACCGCTGGCTGGGCTATCCCCGTTAGATTACTCACAACCCGGCCTAATTACAAGACTGTCTTTCCAGTCGTATGTGCCCCGGCGGTAGGACGAGAAACCATTGGCTGATTCTGGTCGTATGACCTTGATGTAGGCATCTGGATGCTCAGCATAAAGATAAGCACATCCGTTCTCATCACGTTTCATATATTTATACCCATCCGCAACATGATCCCAGTCGATTGTGTCTGGTGTTTTGGCTATGCGGTAGTCTACCGATGGCCAATTCCAAACAGGATGTTCATTAACCCACCACTCATCCCCGGTGCAGCTTTCCACCTTATCCCCATCAACATAAGCCTGCATCACTTCAATCATGCGCTTTGTGCGTTCGATGTGGTCGTTCATAGCGATTCTCCACCTGCTTTCTCGAGGGCGCTGTCAATAAACTCAAGATCAAACCCGCCATGTTCCAGCAGCATGCCGCATTTTTTCAAAGCCTCAACCAACTCATCATGCATGTTCACGCACTTGACGATGTGGTTCCCATTAGTAAAATCATCATCGTCTTCTAAAATAACAGCGACGCATATTTTCCCACTAAATATATCCCCTATTTCATCTAACACCCAAGGCGTAGGCGTGTGTTCTTTCGTCATGATTGTTTCTCCACTAAAGATCGTATGCCCAAATAGCAAAAATTGACCCCAATATGCCTCCTACAAGGCCGCATACGACGCCAACCCCTTCAAATCCTACGCCTAATGTATAAGCCCCAAAAAGCATTGCCAATGATGCGAGCATTGCATGAATTAAAATTATTACCAGTTCCATTTTATCTCTCCACTTCTATGCCCTTAAATAATCACATAATTGTAATAGCGTCAACCCCTTTTACGTTGCCCCGGCAAAGGAGATGCATAAACAGCGCTATAATCCATGCGCTCAGGCTTCTTCTGTGGCTTGCCTGGCGTCATACGATCCATAAGCTGGCCAACCAATCCTAGAGCGTCCACCTGATCGTCATGAACACCAACAGGGAAACTCATCATTTCAGACATAAGCGCGTCCAGGCCCGGCAAGTCGTCCCTCACATACAGCCCAGACAAGGCAATACGTCCACGGATAGACTGTGCACGTACAGACTTGTCACCGCCGCGTGTTGGGAACTGCTCCCGCGCCACATAAGAGCCGGTTTCAATCATACGCTTCACAAGAAAAGGCCCAACGCCTGATTTAATCTGCCCTGTTTCCTCAGCCCAGCCAATAGGCTTCCACTTGCGCACCAGATCGCAGAACGAATCTACCCACCTGTCAGATGAAGCCTGTTGCCGCCATATGTCTAGCAGCCAAACGCGACCCTCACTATCAACGCCAACGACAACATGAACTGTATAATCCCCGCCGTTATTGGTTACAGCATAGTCAGACGCACCGTAGATAGACATGGTATTAAGAGGCGGGACTTGTGAGGCCGAGACAAGTTTGATCCATTCTTTCTTGAAGTAATCGCCGCTATCTGGTGCGGGTCTCTGCTGGAACAATGCTGACCATGTGCGCGGGTTCTTTCGATGCACCTGCCAGTGCTTTTCGTCAAACCACTCCTCCCACAACATTTGACCTATCTTGCGCCCTAGAGGATCGTCAGCACGTTCACACTCAGCAGCAAGGCAGATGACTTCCCATTCAAAGCCATCCTTGCCCATGATCATGCCGGATTCACCGGCGTAGTTATCTGGAAGGATACGCCCTGATAGATCATCCTCATGCCAGCGCGTCTGAATGATGATAATAGACCCACCAGGCTTTAAGCGGGTTAGAACCGACTCCTGATATTCATCCCATGTGCGCTGGCGGATGACCTCGGAGTCAGCGTCTTGCCTGCCCTTGATTGGGTCATCGATAACCACAAGGTCAGCTCTGTTGCCCGTAATACCAGACAGAATACCGCCTGACATATACTCAGAACCATTGTCTAGCGCCCATTCATCAGCAGCCGCTTGATCGCCACTCAGTCCAGTGCCAAAAAGAGCCTGATATTTCTTTTGTTTGATAATTGAACGGGTTCGACGGCCGAACTTCTTAGCCATGTCTGAACCATAAGACACGCCGATGACTTTAAATCCTGGCTTCTGCCCCATGGCCCATGAAGGTACGACAACGCTGCCATAACTGGATTTTGCCGATCCAGGTGGCATAAAAAGCATAAGACGTCCGTAAGGCTTTTCAATGCACCTTTGAGCGGCTTCAAGTATCAATATGTGATGTTTAGCTAACTGCGTCTCAGCAAAATATTCCGCTTCGTCGCTTCCCTCGTCCTGTTCTTCAACAGGAGCGCCCGGGACCTCAATGTAACGGGCATAGTCAACCAGAGAGCGACGAGCTTTACGCCTGTTTAGTAGTTCTTGAGCGGCTTGGGCTTTGGTTATGGTCACGAGGTTATTTCTCCACCGCAATAACCTTCGCAAGCTCTTCGTCTGTCATTTATCGCGAGCCTTAGGCACATATGACTTTGGCTGATAATATGTGTCACATCTAAAGCAATAAGAAAGATTGGCTACCTTATTAAATTCAAGAGGCGTAGGTTTTTCGCAATTTACACATAAATTAAGAATGTGCTCATCATGAGTTTCTAACAGTTCTTTGATCTCCATTTTCATTTTTCTCCACTTATGATCTTGGAAAGCTCTTCGTCTGTCATTTCACCTATGGAATGTTTGTGGCTGATAGAGCCTGTATTCTCCACCTCAATCTTGTCCCCGTACTTCTTAGGTTTAAGCTTAGAAGCAATCCACTTACGAGTGTCAATACGCAGACGTGAGCGGTTGATGTGCTCGCCATTCAGCTTGTAACCAATGATTGCGCCAGTCTCGTTTTCCACAGTCTCCATGTAGTCATTGCTTGCATCGTCAGCAATGTCTTTCATTTCATCAGCAAAAGACTCTGCCTGCATTTCTCTGGCGTACGTGTATTGGTGCTTAAAGTGTTCAAGCTTAGGATTAAACAACCATCCAAACACAGTCCTACGAGGTGGCATGTGTTCATCAAGGCAAATCTTGCGAAGGCTTTCACCGTCCGCAAGACGTGCACAAATCTCATCTGCAATCTCTTGATTGAATTCGACCGGACGCCCCATAACCATGGGTTCACTCATATTCCTCTAAAATCTTTACCTGACGACGCAAATACTCTGCTACTTCATGAATAGGCATAGTAGACGCCATAAGGTTGATTGCACATTCACAGAACCACATAGACTGACTTGCTTGAAAGTCATAGACTGACTGGTCCACTATCTGCTGTAAAGCTTTCTTGCCTTTCTTGCTCATACAACCTCCACTTCCTTAATGTTCCGATCATATCCTTTTCGATATGAAATATCAATGCCCTTATATCCGGTTGTCTTTTCGACATGATACGCACAATATCTGGATCCAAGGCTACGCTTTGCGGCACAGAAACAATGCGGACCTTCAAATGTAAGCGCATACATGCATCCATCGTTCTCCATGAGCGTCAAGCCTGGTAAACGGCTGGTTTCGTATTCATCCAATGGGATGTCGTTATTCAGGTAAACTTTAGGCGCTGCATTTGCGTTCGTGGATGTGCGACGATTGTTTTTATGATTGCGGCCTGATTTCTCCGCTTTCATTGATTTCCGTTTGTTGCTGAATAATTCCTTATTCCGCCTGACAACACCGGCAATCTGTCCCTCTGTCTTTCCAAGAGTCTCGGCGATAACCCGGATGGACATTCCTTTGTCCCATAGATCAACGCACATGACGGCCAGTTCGTTTGTTTTCTTCCTTTTCGGGAACAATTCCTTATTGCGCGCCATGAAGCCGTTAAAGGAATTAAGCGTTACCCCTAGCTCGCGTGAGATATGGGCTGGTCCTTTTCCGGAAATCCATAGCTCGGAAGCTGCCTTTATTCGTTCAGGTGTCCAGGTAATAGTCATTGCAGCGCCCACACGCAAATGAAAGGTCCGAAAATGCAGAGTAGGGCTAGGGTCATGTTATCCTCCAAAGTGCAAATGCCAAAAACAGCATGAAAACGATGAGCAATATTGTGCCGTCTGTCACTTCCCCATCTCCTTCTGATACCGCCGCACTGCCGTAATCAAAGCTCCCATGCATTCAGCACTGTGCTTTCCGGCTTTGTGCGCTTCGATTTCCTTGATAAGCACCTCGATCAGATGCTTGCGGCTCGATCCCTTTCTACCTGCTTGAGGGTCGTAGGTCATTCTTTGTGCTCCGATGCTAGGCGGTAGTGGGTGATGTCGCCACGATGGCCTGATTGAAACCAATGATCGTATTCATTGTCTGGATGCCAAAGGTCTCCAACAGTCATACTGTCTTCTTCAGGCCAATCACGAAATCGTACTACTACAGCCTTATCCAAAGTCTCAGGATAGGGCTTTTCAGGCGTCCATTTCCATTCGATCCAGTCGCTCATACCATCCTCCATGCTGCGAAAGCTGCCATCGTTGAAAACAAAATAAAATAAAGTCCAATCGTTATTAGTGGTTTTTCATTCTCCATATTTCCTACAGATGCACAAACAAAACCACTTGTGAAAAGAACACCAGACACACCCATTAAAACTTCGAACTCAGTAATCACTTCCCATACCTCCCATAAATTTTACCCACATTCGCACAGAAACCGGGTAAGGAGCCGTTTCTAGCGTAATTAGCACCCAACTCCCCAGCCGCACGGCGAACGCTCTCAGTGAACTCCTGTGGCGTTTTCTTGACATAGGGAGCTACTACGCCAACCAATTCCCGCAATGCATCCTCCGGTAAAGGCAACCCACAATACTGTCTTGCCGTCTCCATACGGATAATTCCGGTGAGAGCTTCAACCGGCTCCAGGGCTTGCGCTGAGGCGGGTGCTGCGAACAGTGCGGCAGATGCCAAGATAATTGATTTCATCATTTCCGTGCCTCCAACATTGCGTCTGCTATTTTGTAGCAAGTTTCTGCCATTTCCTTAATTGTGTGGTAATTTACATTACCTGTTCCAGCCAAAGCCTGCCCCGCAAAATAATCACGCAGGGTCATACCTTCGTGAAAGAAAGGGGCATCGCCGTTGTTGCTTCCACCTTCGAACGTGACGGGGAATGCCGGTCCTCCTGTGCCCTTCTCCATCACACCAACCCCACAGCCAGAATTACGAACGGCGCTGCAAAAGCCAGAGCCAGCATTACACCTGCCATGATGCAGGCCCACATATCCTGATTTGTCATTTCCATTCCTTCCTCCACAAGATCGAGATCCATCATCAGACCATCGATCGTTTTTCTCAATCCAAAAATATCAGCTTGGCTTACTCTCGGTGTCATCATTTAATTTTCTCCACTTCGTTGCTCGATAACCCACCATCCCACACCTTTCATACCGTGTCAACACATAATTGTAAGAAAAGTACAACCTGATACGAAAAATGCCCCAAAATCATAGATCCCATAGATCCCAAACTTTGGGATCGACTAAGTAATTGAATTTAAAGCATTATCCCGAATATCCCTTGATCCCGGCTTTTTTGTATAAGGGGAGAGGGGATAACAGTTGGTATAAGTCATATAATTGCTACAATTAAATGTAGCAAGATAGCTAAGTATATGATATATAAAGATAAATAGTCTTTTATCCTATCCTCAATTTAGGGTCTCTATATTACTCTTATACCGAATTTCTTGGGATCTAGGGATAATTGAAGATTCCTTAATAATTTCAACAGCTTACCTGATCCCAAAAGCATGGGATCTATAGGGATCTTTGGGATCAACCATTGGCTGTAAACAGTGTGACTGGTTGTACAAAATGGAAAAATATTTGACTTCATTTTAATTCGTACTATGTTAGGCCCATATGACAAAAATGGAGAGTTGAAATGAGTTTCGAAATAAGTCGGCGACCCCTTGATGGATCAGAACAATATGGTCCAGGGAGGCCCCCCAAATACCCATTCAGGGATATGCAGATTGGAGACTGTTTTTGTTTGGGGGTAGATAATCCCAGCAATGTAAGAAGCTGTGCATCATCTTATGCTGTTCGAAACAACAAAAAGTTTACCGTGCGAAAACAAGACGGTGAGTATTTCTGCTGGCGTATCGCATAAAAAAGCCGGCTCGACGAAACGGTGGAGGACGCTCGGAGCCGGCTTGTAGGTTCCGACGAAGAAAGGCAAAAACGCCAGAACATGGATAATCTAACATGACCAACACACATATACAAGCCTTCGCTGAAAACAATCATCGTGTTTTCATGTTGGAAAGCATTGATGGTAATTATTGTGGTTGCGGCAATCCAAAATGCACGGCAATAGGCAAACATCCTGTAGCTTCCAACTGGCAGAATACCCCGCAATGGGATGGTGACCAGATAGAAAACATGTCAATGATGGTTGACAGCATGGGGCGAGGGTATGGCGTTCTGTGCAGCAATCTATTGGTAATTGACGTGGACGCTAAGAACGGTGGCCTGGCTTCATATGCAGCACTATTGGAGAAGTTCCCTGATATTGCGTCTGCTGGCCTTATCGTTGAGACAGGATCAGGTGGTGGGTCCAAACACCTTTATTTTTCATTGCCAGCAGACGTTAAAACCGTCCAGACGCATAAAGACTATAAGGGCATTGATTTCAAACACACCGGCTTCGTTGTAGGACCAGGATCGCCACATAAGTCTGGGAGCAATTATAATGTTCTCTCTGGGTCTGTGGATGACATAGACCAGGCACCAGCTGCTCTTGTTGATTTCCTTAAAAGAGAAGAACGCAGAAAAATTGAATATGAAGGCGGCACGATAGATATATCTGATAGCGTCATTGCAGATATGCTGGAGCATATTGATTGCTACGACGAATATTCCGATTGGGTAAAGATTGGGATGGCTATCCATGACGCCACTCACGGCAACGGTGTGGCGCTGTGGGATGAATGGAGCAAGCGCAGTTCTAAATACAATTCAGAAGCCATTGACGCCCGATGGCACTCATTTGGCAAGTCATCAAATCCAGTAACCATTGGCACATTGATCAAAATGGCACAGGATGGAGGGTGGACTGAGAAAGTATCATTCGAGGAGGTCGAGCTACAAGGATGGTTCGCGAAGGCTGTAACTGGTAATCCTGTCACTCAGGGAGTTACCAAAGAAAATATTAAAGAGGTAAAAAACCCTATCAAGGGCTGTCCTGTAGATATCTCAACAATAGACCTGACAATGCCACCAGGATTCTGCGGGGAGGTTACGCGGTGGATTAACACGCAATGCCGTTATCCTCGCTTAAACCTGTCCGCAATGGCCTCTCTGTACGCTATTGGCAACATTGCTGGTCTTAATTACGCTGCGAACGATACCAGTCGGACAAGGGCAAATCTTGCTATATTCTGTGTGGCCGGGTCTGGCACTGGTAAAGATGCGGTGCTGGAGGCCGTGAACAAGATCATAATCCTCGCTGGAATGTCTGGGGCAAATCACGGAAAGATTAAGTCTGAACGTGAAATGTATCAAAATCTGATACACCATCAGGCGGCAATATACACCATTGATGAAGTTGGCGCTCATCTGGCAAAGATTAGTAACGCTTCTCGCTCTGGCGCGTCTCACCTTGAGGGTGTCATTGAAACGTTCATGAGCGTTTACACCAAATCGGAATCTTTCCATATTGTGGGAGGTGATGATAAACGCGAACTGCAAAAGATGATGCGCGATAAGCTGGCATACTTCACGCAAAAGGTGGAGGAGAACGAAGATAAAGAACATTCTCAAAAGATGGTTGATAGCCTGAAGGAACGCTTAAAAACCGCTGACAGGCTTGTTGAGCCATTCTTATCTTTGATTGGGTTTACCACACCGACACAGCTATCCCGTATGATGGTCATTGATAACGCAGAAAGCGGGTTCCTTGGCCGTACGGTTATGTGTGTAGAGCCAGATATTAACCCTTATCCAAACCCAGGGTTTACCAAAGAAGATATGCCATATGGCATGAAAATGAAGATTCTTGCCCTTTCTGGTGGCGACAGCACTGAGGAAGTTGACAGGATTGAGCGTCGAGGGCCGTTGCGGTTGGTTGATATAGAACCGGAAGCAGAGGCGCTTATTGAAAGGTGCATCAATTGGGCTGTGGATTATAACCAGAGCAAGATTGAAATGGGCTTGGAGCCCTTCTCTGGCCTGTACAGACGTGTGTGCGAGAAGGCTATTAAGATTGCCCTTATTCTTGGCATACCAGATGGATTGATAACTGTTGAGCATGTAAAATGGGCAATGGCCGCTTCTATGCGTGATGCTGAGGAAAAAGTAAGCGCAATCACCATTGAGGATAAATCGTTTTCTAAGGCGGACAAACTTCTAGCATCTATATACAAGGCAGTAAAAAACAAGCCTGGGCAAACATTTGCGTGGATTGCAGCAAGATCAAATATATCAAAATACGGTAAAGAGGAGGTTGAAAAGGCATTGGCTCATATGGTTGCGCGAGGTGATCTTCGTGTGGATGAAGATACCAATAAAAAGAATCTTGAAATTTTGAAAAGGTATTATGTGAGATGACCTGAAAGGAGGTGATGCCTAGTGAAGGAAAAGGTGTATGAAACACACCCATATATGCAAAAAGCCCCGGCGTAAAAACCGGGGCGTTAATTATTTAGCAAAAGGATTCATTCTCGTAACCATAGTTTTAGCCCATTCATTACAAAGAACTCGTCTGTTTAGTAATTCAAAATCCTTGAATGTTAATTCAACTTTATCAATTTTCATTCCGGCCGTGGCAGAATCAACTGTCATTTCTTTTGTCTCACCGTCATGCAAATAAACTCTCATCACAACCTCGCCAACATACAAATACCAATAAACGTCAGGATTAGATTCTCGGTTATTATGGCTTCTATCATCCCTCTACCTCCTGCGACGCCTTATACTCACTAACCTTTTTAATGGTTTCCCATGTTGGGTTGATGGTTTTACCAACCTTGATACGGCTTAATGACTGGTAAATCATACCGGTTTCTTTTGCCATTTTATGCAAGCCGCCATAAGGTAGGCTACGCAGATATTCCTGAAGCTCTGGACCTGTGAGGTATTTCATATTTTTCCCTTTTTGTTGAAAATCTATGTTGACTTATACAATTGAGTGATGCTAAATGCAATACGTAAATTGAAGAAAGGCAAATAAATGAGCATTCTACAAAACGCAACAAATGACGGTGGCGAGCAGGCGTTGATTGTGACGCTGTTTGGAACCCCTGGCACGGGCAAAACATCAACAGCGCTTACATTCCCTAAGCCTTATATGATCCGTACTCAGGGTGAAGCAGTGCCACGTGATGCACCTAATAAGGCCGCATCATTGGGGGTTACAGATAGCCCTGCCAAGCTATGGGAACAGCTAACAGCACTCTGCAAAGATGAGCACGACTTCAAGACTTTGATCGTTGATAGCTCGACGGGTCTTGAAGGAATGTTCATCAAAGACGTTCTTGACAAGGACCCAAAAGCACGTGGCATTAACACAGCCCTTGGTGGTTATGGCGCAGGACGTGCAGCGGTTGCAGCACAACACGCAAAACTGCGAAAGGGTGCTGAATACCTGCGCTCTGTCCGTGGTATGCATATTGTGTTTATTGGCCATGCTGATATTGAGAGGATTGACCCACCAGACAGTGAATCATACTCCAAGTACTCGCTGCGCCTTCATCGTGAATCAATGAAGTCATATGTTGATGATGTTGACGTGGTTGGGTTTCTTCGACAAGCAACTATCCTCCGTGGTGAAGAAGACGAACGCAAGAAAGCTATTACCACGGGTGATATTATCCTAACAACTACTTTGCACCCTGCTTTTGTCTCAAAGAACAGATTGGGGATAAAGGACGATATTATTGTGCAGATGGGTGTTAATCCCCTACAAGATTACATTTAATAAGGAGAACTAAACATGTCATTCTGGAATACATCAACGGGTGAAAGCGCCATTTCTAATACTACCAGCTACGTGATTGAAGGCGGTGGAGATGTCCCTCCAATTCCAGCCGGAACCAAGGTGCTTGCTATTATCGAGAATGTGAAGATCGCCACTGTTAAGGACGGCGCTGAACGATACGTCGAAATCAAGTGGGGTATCATCAAGCCGGAAGTCTACAACAAGCGCAAGGTGTTTCATAAGGTCTGGTGCTTTGAACATGACCCCATGAAGAAAGACCCTGTGAAGGCCAAGGCTAAGAAGGACAAGGCATTGAAGATGCTTGCGGCTATTGATGCCAATGCAGGCGGGAAGCTCGCTCAGGCTGGCGTTGAGCCTACAGATGAAAGCCTTGCTCTGGCGCTTAATAACAAGCCTATGGTGATTGGCCTGAATACTTGGGATGATGCAGAAACCAAGAAGCCAAAGGGTAACTGGGTTTACTATGTCGGGCCCAAGAATGATCCGGTAACGGAAGTTACCAAGGAGGATGTACAGGCGCAGGCGGCTAAGGCGAAGGCGAGTCAGCCTGCTGCGTCGTCTAACTTTAGTCATGACCTAGACGATGAAATCCCATTTTGAGGTTTAAATAAAAGGGCGACTTCGGTCGCCCTAAAAGGAGGGCGCAATGGGAACTTATGAATGGAAGCCGTTCACGCTGTTGGTGAGCGCTGAAGAAGTGGAGAAAGAAGTGTTGAAGATTGAAGCCGGTAAATATTACAAAACACGTGATGGCCGTAAGGTTGGGCCTATTTCACGGGTGCGCGGTGGGGAAGGAGATTATTACTGGTCTGATGGAAAAAGTCTTTTCGGTCAATTTACACACAACTGGTCAAGAGAAGGGTATTCAAGTAGTTATCATGGCCTTGATATTATAGCCGAGTGGAAGAATGAAGCACCCTCCCCTTCCCCCATCCGAACCGTAACGAGCCGGGAGATTGTGCCGGGGGTGTATGGGCGGTTTGAAGTGACGGGAACATATATGAAAAACAGGGTAACACTGGATTTCGCACCGTCTTCCGTTGGCACGTCTGTCCCGATTTTCGGTATGAATACTGAGGAACTACGTGAATCCGCGCATCTTTTTAATCAACTTGCAGAGGCGTTGGAGGATAATGGGGAATGACCTACACCTACATCGATATAGAAACCCTGCCCGACCAATCCGAAGGCGCATTGGAACGTGCCAAGGAATCAATCAAGATCCCTGCAAATTATAAGAATCCAGACACCATTGCGGCTTACATAGAAGACAACGCACAAGATGCATGGGAAAAGACGGCGCTAGATGGTTGGAAGGGGCATGTTGCTTGTATTGTTGCGAATGATGAGAAATGGGCAATAGGAGATGTTGGTTCAGAAAAGGTTATGCTGCAAGATTTCTTCAACCAAATGCAGGAATCTACATTAGTCGGCCATAATGTAATCGGCTTCGACATCCCATTCCTCACAAAACGCGCCCTGGTTCTTGGCATTAAACTGCCGCCAGAACACATTTGGCCGCGCAATTTGAAGCCTTGGGATAACAAGGTATTTGATACCATGACAGCGTTTGGCAATGGCAAAGAGTTTATCTCGCTGGACAATCTAGCGCGTAATCTTGGCATCAAAGGGAAAGGCGCAACGACCGGCAAGCAGGTTCATTACATGTGGCAACAAGGCTTGCATGATGAGATTGCAGAATACTGTGCGGATGACGTTCGTATTGTTCGTGAGATTCATGAGCGGTTTTTAAGTGTGGGGTGGTGAGATGGATAAAGATAACGGTGGAGTAGTATTGGGTGTGATAGGAGTATTAGCTATTTTATCATTTGCGATATGGTGGAATGTTTCAGTTTGGAGTGAATGCCGAGAAAACGGAAGTTCATTTATGTATTGTTGGAATATGATTTCTCGGAGATGATAAATGACCTTCTCCCTACGCCCATACCAACAAGAAGCCGTTAATGCTGTAATTGAACACGTAAAAAGCTCCATCATGCCATGCATGGTGGAAGCACCTACAGGTGCAGGAAAGAGCGTCATAATTGCTGAGATTGCCCGTATTATATACGAAATGACGGGAAAGCGTATTTTGGTGACTGCACCTAGTGCAGAGTTGGTTATTCAGAACCGAGCAAAGTTTATTGCCACTGGCTATCCTGCTAGCATGTATAGTGCAAGCGCTGGTAAGAAAAGCACACGGCACCATGTGGTTTTTGGTACGCCATTGACCATTAAATCAAACATCAAGGCGTTCCAAAAAAACTTTGCCATGGTGATTTGCGATGAATGCGATCTCATAACTCCAACCTTGAAAAAGATTATCGAAGGAATGCAGGAGGGTAACCCTAATCTTCGTGTTGTCGGCACAACAGCTACACCCATAAGAATGAAGGATGGCTATATTTTCAGGGAGTGGCCTGATGGACGGATAAACGACGATTCACAGTCTCTGAACCCGTTTTATCATAAATGCGTATATCGCATTGACGCACGTCATTTGATTGAACAAGGGTATCTTACGAAGCCAGTTATCGGTCAAATTAACGCCAGTAGATATGATATATCTGGTTTGCAGCTTAACCGCATGGGCAATTACACGCCAGAAAGTGTCGATAAGGCATTTGTTGGTATGGGGAGAAAGACGGCGGCAATCGTTGCTGATATTGTTTCCCAGACACGCAACCGTAATGCAGTCTTGATATTTGCAGCCACGGTTAAACATGCTGAAGAAGTCATGGCATCATTGCCTACCGAAATAAGCGCAATCATTACGGGGGAGACAAAAGACCGTAAATCGATATTGGATAAGGTATCGCGGGGTAAAATAAAGTATGTGGTTAATGTGGGGGTTTTGACTGTAGGTGTTGACCTTCCTATTGTCGATACAATTGCGCTTATGCGCCAATCTGAGTCAGTACGCCTATTGCAACAGATTATTGGTCGCGGATTGCGTTTATATCCGAATAAGACTGAGTGCTTAATCTTGGATTTCTGTCTTAACCATGAGAAGCATTTCCCAGACGGTGATTTGTTTGACCCAAAGGTTGTAGCTGCCAAACCTAAAGGCGAAGCAATCCCGATAAAGGCAAAATGCCCCGATTGCGGCTATGAGAACGAATTTTCCTGCATCCCAGACTATGCGGACCACGATAAAGACGAAAACGGCTACTGTCTGGATGTGTTTGGCAATCGCATTGAGACGGAATATGGACCATTGTCTGGGCATTATGGGAGGCGGTGCTTCGGTTATGTGCCTGTTGGCGCTGGCAGAGTGGAGCGATGCGGATACAGGTGGAGCGGGAAGGATTGCCCAGCATGTGGAGAGAAAAACGACATCGCTGCGCGATATTGCTATGTGTGCAAGGCAGAAATCGTTGATCCGAATGAACGTCTCGTAGGCGAGTTCAAAGCCCACAAAAAAGACCCTCATTTGCCGCAGTGTGATGAGGTCATTTCTATGGAGGTTAAAAGAAGTGTTTCGCAAGCAGGCAATGCTGTGCTGCGTGTTGATTGGGTAACGCCTTATCGTGCTTTCACAACTTACTTTATGGTAGAGGGTCGCACACCAAGGCAACAAGCCGAATACAACAATTTCATGTTGACTACCGACAATGGTAATGTTAAGCCTGAGACAATATCTTATCGTAAAACCGATAGTAAATTCTTTGCCATCCTTGGATATAACCAGCCAAAGGATGAGGAACCAGTGAGAGGAATGGCGGCGTGAGTAATGAATTTTGGAACGGTGACTGTTTGGAATTAATGAAAAATATTCCAGATAGTAGCATTGATATGGTTTTGTGCGATTTGCCGTATGGAACGACGCAAAATAAGTGGGACAGTGTAATTCCGTTTGAACCGCTATGGCGGGAATACTGGCGTGTCTGTAAGACGAATGCGGCTATCGTTTTGACGGCTGCACAGCCATTTACGTCCGCGTTAGTAATGTCACAGATTAACGCCTTTAAGTATGATTGGACATGGAGGAAGCCTAAAGGAACAGGGCACTTAAACGCAAAGAAAATGCCAATGCGCGACAAGGAGGACATTCTTGTTTTCTACCGCGAACAGTGTGTTTATAATCCTCAATTCGGAAAAGGTGAACCTTATGGCAATAAGGCAGGGAAAAACGTAGAGAATGGGTTGACTGACAATTACGGGAAATTCGGCAACCACAGAGAAGGTTCGGACGGTAAGCGTTACCCAAAGCAAGTAATAGATTTCCCTGTTGTTGAACGCGGAACCATCCACCCCACGCAAAAACCCGTCGCGCTTTTCGAGTACCTTATTAAAACATACACCAACCCGGGAGAAATGGTGCTTGATAATTGCGCCGGTTCTGGAACTACCGCAATAGCTTGCATGAATACAGGTCGGAATTACATTTGCATTGAACGGGATGAAGAATACTACAAAAAGGCTATAGAAAGGGTTAGGAATCATGAAGTTTCCTGAAAACATCCCCCTATACGGCGACCCAGACTTTCGAGGCAAATGCCCGTTAGAAAGCGTAGAGCAAATTAGCCTAGTGAACCAGATTAGGCGCGTTTACCCTGATACGTTCGGCAAGATTGTATTCCACCCACGCAATGAGGGATTGGTTTCAAAAGGTCAGTTTTCGTCTATGGCAAAGCACAAGGCCGAGGGCATGACGAAGGGCGCTCCAGATTGTATAGTGCCCGGAAATCCTGCATTCCTTTGTGAGATAAAGCGACAGAATCACACACTGTCATCATGGCAAGATGGGCAGATAGAATATCTAACAGCAGCCCAGAATGCAGGTGCTTTCGTATGTGTTGCTCTAGGAGCTAAAGCAGCGTGGGAAGCGTTTCAAACTTATGTGGAGAAGTATTATGGAATACAAGCGTAAAGAAGTTATAGGCGATTGCACTTTGTATCTGGCGGATTGCATGGATGTTATGCCACATTTAGGAAAGGTTGATGCAGTGGTGACTGATCCTCCTTATGGTCTAGGAAAGAGAATGCAAGGTGGTTCATGGGCGACTAAAGATTCGCATTATATGGATATGCATGAATGGGATATCGATATTCAACAGTCATGGATTGATGAGATTTTAAAAATAGATTGTCCAAAAATAATTTGGGGAGGCAACTATTTTTCTATGCCGCCTTCTAGGTGCTGGTTAATCTGGAATAAGCCTTATTTCCCATCTATGGCAGATTTTGAAATGGCATGGTGCAGTTTTGATCACAATGCTAAAAGGTGGGACGGCTCAAGAAATTCAAAGCAAAAGCAGCATCCAACGGAGAAGCCACTTGGTTTAATGCAGTGGTGCCTATCCTTCCTGAAAGACTCTAAGCTAATCCTTGACCCATTCATGGGAAGCGGTACCACTGGCGTTGCGTGTGTAAAAGAAGGCCGTTCATTCATCGGAATCGAACTTGACGAGGATTATTTCGAGATAGCTTGTAAGCGCATTCAAGACGCATACGACAGGCCGGATATGTTTGTTGAGGCGGCAAAAGAAGAAATGAAACAGGAAGGTTTTTCATTATGACTGACATACAGCAAATCCTCAACGAACGCGCAAAAACTCATGGCGATTACGGGTCTCATGCAGCTATCACGCAAGCCTTGAAGGCTGATATGCAGTGCCAACCATCATGGTCATCTTTGCCTGAACACCAGCGCGAATCACTAGATATGATCGCTCATAAGATCGGTCGTATATTGGCAGGAGATCCAGATTTTCGCGATCACTGGGCCGACATTGCCGGTTATGCAACTCTGAGCGCAGATAGATGCACGAAATGATATCAGAAAAAAGAATAAAGGAACTGTTAAATTATTGCCCAAATACTGGGTTGTTTACTTGGAATGTTAATTTTAATAAATTAAGAAAATCAGGATATTTGGCAGGCCATCTGATGAAGTCTGGGTACATCCAGATAGGATTAGACGGTAAAAGATATTACGCGCATAGATTAGCTTGGATTTATTGTAACGGTGAGTGGCCTATCAACTTTATTGACCATATAAATATGGATAGATCTGATAACAGAATAGAAAATCTTAGGGAAGCTTCTGTTTCAGAGAATATGAGGAATAGAAGAAAAACAATAAGCAATACATCTGGTTACAAAGGAGTTACATGGTCTCGAAAACAAGGGAAGTGGCAAGCCCAAATAGGGCTGGATTACAAGAATATAAAAATAGGCTTTTTTGAAGACCCAAAAGAAGCTCATGAAGCTTATTGCAATGCAGCAAGTAAGATCCATGAGAAGTTTGCGAGGGGGGAATGAACAGAAATATGTTCTCTACGCGAGATGCAGAAGACGTGCTGGAAGGCCGTTTATTCCTGGTGGACGTTTCGGATGCGACGAAAGACCATGTGATGCACAAGGTACGGCAGAAAGCACTATCACTGGTTAAATCAGGTCGATGGAATAGTCGTGAGTTCCCTTGGTATTTAAAGGTTGAGCTTGAGAATGAGATTGAACGCATATTGTCTGTTGACACCAATAGATAATCATGTAATTGTGATTATGTGGAGATAAATCATGACAACAGTTTCAATCATAGCAAAGTCTCTCGGCCATCTGATGGTTGATGTGGAGATGGACCGAAAAGAACCTGTTAATGCATGGTTTGCAGCAACCGGTAACGAACTGCCCTATAACATGTGGATGAGACTTGTTAACTCTCCATATGATATGATGCAGGCACAGGAAGAAGTGGAGAAATATGATGGTTGAAATACCGGAAGAAGCCGTGAAGGCGGCAGCAGCCGCAATTCGTCGCTCTGGCGATACTTATACTGAAATGGCGCAAGCTGCCCTCACCGCCGCCCTCCCTCACCTACCTGGGGCGGGTGTGAAGAAGCTGGAGTGGGTAGCTACAGGCCAGACAGGCTTTCTGGAAACGGAATTCTATGCCGTTGCTGGATCACTCATGCATACGGTCCACCCTCTCAAAGACGTAGATGGTCCTTTCAACGAACACTATTCCATTCACAGAGACTGGAACGATAGAGAAACATGGAGGGTAACTTACTACGTCGGTAATAATGGGCTTTCCGGAATATCAAAGGCTTGCAAATCGCTCGAAGCCGCCAAAGCCGCCGCACAGGCCGATTTTGAGGATCGCGTCCTCTCCGCGCTTGAGCCATCCGCAGCGCGTGAGCTGGCGTTGGAGGAAGCGGCGCGGATAGCCGGTAACTTCTTGATGCTGAAAACCGGGTTGCATATTGATAAAATTGTAGAACTGGAAGCTGCCATCCGCGCCCTATCCTCCCCGGACCATGCCGACGCCCCGCATGAACGCGCTTGGTATTTCAACGCAGGCGATTACGTTCCTGCTTGGCTGGAAAAGATCGAGAAGGGCAATTGCACCATGACCTTTGGCGTGGATGTTGTCGTTACTTCCAAGGATGGCGGTTATGAAGTCAGGCCGCAGGGCATAGCTGATAACGCAGGCCCGATACTCCATGTAGTCAACAAAGGTAACGTTACGCCTGAAATCAAGGGCGGCGGCAACGGAGTGGCTATCATAGGTTACAATCGTCCATACGATGAAACCGCTGAAGGCAAAATCGAACGACTAAAGCGTCTGTTAGAAATGGCTCTCCCTTATGTCGAGTGCTATGACACGCGTGAACACAACGCCGAGCAGGACGCCGTTCTTACCGAGATAGACAAAGCTCTTTCGGTTGTGGTGGGCGAACCCCGCCCCGAAGCCACCCACCCATCAGGAGGCGACCGCCATGGCGAGTGAACTACTGCCGTGCCCGTTTTGCAGTAAAACCATGATGTTACGTAGTGCTTTATGGCCTTCCGAAGGCGATGCGGATGCCATCATCCATGCCGATCCTACAGACTGCCCTATGCTTGGCTTTAGTGACGGATCGGCTGATGGCAGCATAATTGAAAAATGGAATTGCAGTTTATCCAACGAGGATGACTTCCCCTCTGATGGGTCGTGTGTTCGCTGCGGTTCTGTACCTCGGAATGCGAACGGCCTTTGCAACACGTGTCTGGACGAAGATGCGGAGCGTCTAGAGAACACCCGCCCCAGCCCCGTTGCTCCAGTATCGCCGGATGCTACCGGCAAGTGCGGGGAGTTGGTGACGGTTGGTATTCAATACGCGCACGAACACAGTATGACTGGTCGCGCAATGTGGGGATGGCAAAAAGAGTGGAAAGGTTGCGCGGCTATAGGAACTCGCGAACTCGTCGCCCGCTCGCAGGCTGAGGAGCTATTGGCGGCGGAAATCAGGCGCGAGCGTGATCTTGCCGAAAAGCAGCTTTCCGAGGTCGTTGACCGTATGTCAGACGACTACCTCGCCCTGAAAGCCGAACTTGACCAAGCTGTTGGCGTCATAGAGGACAGATCGTCTGAGTACGAAGCCCTCGAAGCCAAGCTCACGGCGGCTGAAAAGGCGCTGAGAACCTACAGGTCTGCTGTGAAGAGTGTTTGTGAAAGCCAACGAGGTACAAAATGGGGGAAGGCCGCTGAATGCATCTTTGACGCCATTGAACGCGCCGTACTAGGAGGGAATCCGTCATGAGCCAACCGAGCGAAACAGAAATCTTCAACGCCATTGAATACGCAATGCGCTGTCATCCTGTCGAGGAAGAGCATGAAGGCGATGACGGAGCTTGGACAGCTGAGATTTATGACGCGACCAGCCTGATGCCGTTCGTCATTTGCCTGCTTCGAGAATTGAAGGTGATTTCATGACCCAGAACCTCATTACCCGCCTCTCCAAGCTAGACGCGCCTGACAGGGAAGTGGATGCGGTGACCGCCGCATTCGAACGGTGCTCGAAGTCTTTCACTGGCGATGAGCTAACTGAACTCATGAAATTTTGCCCGGTGATTGCCTACGGCATCGCCCTCTTTCGCGCAAAGGAGGCCAACCAATGACACCCAAACCAGGCAGCAAAGAAGCAACCGAACAGGGATGCACCTGCCCTGTCATCGATAACGGCCACGGGAAAGGCTACATGGGCGGCGTGAAGGACAAGGACGGAAACGTCATGTTCGTCATCAATGCTAGTTGCCCGGTCCATGGTGAGGAGGCCAACAAGCTATGAAAACTCACGTTCTGAAAACACTGCCACAGTATTTCGAAGCCGTCGCTGATGGACGTAAAACGTTCGAAGTCCGCTTGAATGATCGCGCCTTCCAGACCGGTGACACCCTCAAGCTTGTGAAGATGGACGAAACGGGCCGGTTCTATGACACGTTCGGTCAACATCTATTCAAGCGGGTTACTTTTATTCTCCAAGGCGGTCAGTTCGGCATTGAGCCTCGTTACTGCGTGCTTGGTCTTGGCGAAGTGTTGGAGGCCAACCATGCCGAGTAAGGAACTCATTGCACTGGTCGCCGAAGCGATCATCGAAAACCCGCCAGTCGAAATCGTGACAGATGACGAAATCATCCTAGACTGGTCACCGACAGCAAGAGCTGCCATCTCCACCATCCTCGCCGCTCTACAGGAGCCAACGCGGCCAATGTCTGAAATTGGACAACCTTATATTCGGGTTGGCTATGATGCGTGGGACGTGTGGCGCGCCATGCTCAACGCCAGCCCACTTGGGGAGCAGAGCGATGGCAACTAAAATTATTAAACGATTTTTCTGTGACTGGTGCGGAACGGAGATGTTTGACCCCGGCGTAACGACTGCTTACGCGGCAAAAGTTTCTCATTGGGAAAATGGGCCGCATGTATGGCACGATGAAGAACTTTGCAGCGAATGCGACCGTCAATTCAAAGCACTTCGTTCCAGTCGCCAAGCCCTGAAAGGCGGTGAGTAGATGGACGAGAATGAATATATAATTGTTGGAGATGTCGCGGATGGGAAGCACTCCGCCGAAACCGTCGCCATCTATTGGTCTCCAGAAGGTGGGGGTTGGTGGCAATGGGGACCGATTGGCTGGGCGACGCCTTTCGTTATCGATGGAAAATCCACCAACGAAAAGTTCAAGGATGCTATCAACTGCGCACTCGGCAACACATGGAAAGGCGGCTGCGGGCCATGGTTCTACGCAGTGGACCCGACGACAGTTAAGCTAGCCGAAGCTGGCCGCGCCGCACTGCGGGAAAGTGAGTGAGGATGTACGAACCTGATTACCATTATATTCCGTGCCGATGCTTCAGCGCCGATCATTTGGTTCGAGTATGCCAGGATGATGATATAGACGGCACATTGAACGTTGAGATCCTGTCCTCACGCCAATCGTCTTTCTGGTCGCGTGTCAGATGGGCCTTGAAGCATGTATTCGGTCGGGATGACCTTGTCTTCGCAGACGTTATTGTCTCGCGTGAGAAATGGCTGAAAGCGGCGGGGGAAGCCGAAAGGAAAGAGGCGGGAAAGTGAGCGAGGATGAAAGAGGAATTGGCATATATAGCATCAACACATGGGCTTACTCTGAAAGACATTATAAACCCATGCCGCTTCCCCAACGTGGTTAAGGCAAGGAATGAGGCAATATTCTTTGTGAGGATTCAGTACGGTCTTTCATTAGAGAAAATAGGGAAGATATTTAATATGCACCATTCAGGTATCGCATATGCCATTACTCGTCACTTGTATGCTGATTAGGTCCAGGTCTTGATCTACGCTGCTTAGGGTCGTCAATGTCACCTGTTAAAATACCAACTCTGGAAGATAATACTTCAACCTGAGTAGTGAGGCGATTAATGTCCCGCCTCATTAGATCCATGCTTGAAATAAGAGTGTTTTGCAAAGAGTCAGTACGTTCATTGGCCCTTTGCAGACCAAATTCCAATTGGTCAACGCGATAAGCTAGCTTCCCTATGTCTGCCGTTGTTGCCTTTAACTCTGCATTCTCCTTTGAAAGGGAGGATATGCTCTTTTGAATGTCATTAAGATTGGTTCCAACATAAAACCCAAACCCTACAATTGTTATAATTGTAGGTAGATTAACTCTAAACCAGTTAAGGGTTACTGTTGCGTCCTGTTTCATTTCATCCGCTGACATTTATAAGCCCCGTATCGCCCGCGATGTTGTGCTACTTGTTGGGCAAAGGGTCTATCATTTTCAACGATATATCTTGCCGTTTGTTCCGATGGTGACATTAACACAAGTACATCACATGGGCTAGTTAGCTTGGCAGTCGATGAGCAAGCAAACAAGACCATCGTCATCAGCAGCATAAACGGCAGCGTCAACTTTCTGGCCATCTTTAATTACCTCTACTCTATCGCTAGATAAACGTTGGAGAACAGATTGCTTCCCAGCGTTATACATAAAATAATGTGTACCAACTAACGCCAGGGCCATTGCTCCGTAAAGATAGGGCTTAAGCATCGTCCAACTCCTTACGAATGTCTTTGATTGCCTTAACAATCCATCCTCGTAGAGCCAATCCGCCCAAGAGGACAGCAACTGCAACGGCACCAAGCGCAATCAATTCACGCCACCCAAAACCGGCAAGCCCCAAAGCACCGATACCCCCACTGGAAAAGATCGTCCCCAGCCATCCAGCAAGGGAGAATTTCTTTTTTACCTGGCTATCGACAGATGATGGAACGATAGGTTTTTCTACTTCTTTAGTGATAACTGCCGGACGCTCAGGAGTTGGATTTGACGACAGACCCAATGCAAAATCACGAACGCCAGCTACTCTACGCGACCACCCTTTACCGAATGTAGGCCACGTCTTTAGGCGTTTAAGGAAGGCAAGACGAGTGTCGCAAAGCTTGTTTATGACATTGCGAGAACCCATAGACTTAATAGCTTCAAGTGTTTTAGGGCCAATCTTACCATCCTGTGATACGCCAACGACCTTCTGAAGGTCTTTAACCGCCCTGGTCGGCCCACTGTGTACAGAATAGTCAAATGTTACAAAGTCAACGCCGTCAGGCAACTCAGCGCCATGCACTTTGTCCCAATATTGACGACGGTACACGGTTTCAAGCTGTGCGTCAGTAATCTTGCGAAGATCGTCTTTTGTCCCTTTTGGATTCACAAAGGCACGGAAAGTCGCAATAGTGACGCCTTTCATAGTGGCGCCGCCAGGGTCAGAAGGATGGTCCGACCATCCTCCTTCATGCTTGAGAACTTCTTTGAGTGATACTTTAAAGTTACGATCCATGTTTTTCTCGCATATCTATCGCCATTCTCGGCGGATTAAAGGACAGCCCACGCACCCGATTTGTATTGGCGTATTTGACCAAATGTTCTGTCTTGAATGAAGTCGCCATTGTTACCATTTGGCGTCCCCCACCATCTAGATACACCACGGAGGGTTATCCCGGCGACAGTAGTCCACGGCCCCGTAGTATCCGTAGTTACTGGCTGTGTATAAACGAAGTCAAATGTGCAGTCCTCATACTGGCTTGCCGCTGACAAAGCCCTTAATGATTTAAGACCGCCACGAATGTTTATACCGTTGAAATGAATGTTGGTGAACACGCCCTCTGATGGTTGCATTTCAACTCCAACAGCATCCGAAGGCGGGAATATTAGTCCACCATCGAACTGAATGTGGCGCATGTACTGTGGAACACCAGCCCAGACTTCTCCTTGAAGGTTAGAGAGCCTGATAGATGATTTAAGTGTCCATTCAATCATAGGATTTACAATACGTACATTTAGGCAGTTAGCCATAAATATACCATACGTAGAACTATATGCGCGATTTACCCTATATGTCCGCAAGCCTTCAACTAGGCCGCCAGAAACCATGAACATCCCGACAGCTTCATTGTTTCCATTATCAACCCAATTGTTGTCATAACAAGTAAGACGGATAACTTGAATGTCCATGTGATATTGTGATGCAGATGTATTAGGCAATGATTTAAACCCACACCCGCCTGTCGATACTGACCAGAAGCCACAATCTCGGACAACACAGTCAATGACTTTCACATTACGGATAGAATATACGCCGCCCAGCCTAATACCATGACTGCCCATTCCTCGTATTTCCCAGTTATCAATCACTATGTCCTGTGTTGAAACTGTGCTGAGCGCCTCAACAAGGAACCCGTTTCCTCTGGAAGCATAAGGATCTATTGCGGAAGTTTCGTCCGCACCCACAATTGTACCATTAATAAATCTTCCATGCGTGACATTTTGCACAAAACAACCAAGAGCGCAGCCGCGAAGTGCTGTATCATATACGTTAAGATTAACCACGCCCCAAGGCTTAATGCCGCCTGAAAAGTCTGTGATTTTAACTCGGCTAACTGTAATGTCTGATATTTGCGAGGCGGGATTATTTGTACTGATAATTAAACCGTACCCAGATGACGATTGCTGCCCACCCATTTTAAATTCGCTAAGGCATGTGTACCCCTCGATAATAACCCGACTACCGCCAATGCGAGGCCCAGCGTCGATAAGCGCTCCCGGTGTATCGTAATAAAAATCCTTGATGTAAGTGTCGGAATTAATCACTACCGGATGACTGTTGGCGGCAACATTTCGTCGAAACTTTGACCCATTCATATACAACGTTGTAAATGCGGGGAGCGTCAAAACGGTAATGCCATACGTATTGTCGTTGGGGAATCGCACTTCCTTGCCCGCAGCGAAATCAAACATACCCTGTAACAGCGCGGTTTCATCACTGCCATCACCCTTGATGCCAAACATCTCCGGTCGCAGAACACGGTCAGCAATTTCCCACCACGCTCCGTCTGCCGATTGGAATTTACCTGCGTGTGTTGGCTCGGTTGATACACGCTTGTAGAGCGCCGCACCGCCGTCACCGACTATGGAATAACCTGCCGTTTGCACAAAATTTACGCTACCAGCAAAGGATTCAAGAATAGCCGATGCACGACTGTCCTGTAGCCTTACCTCTTCTGCTGAAACACTAACATTACCACCCGTTGGAGCTACTCCATTCACTGTCTGAACAGAGCTGTCAGCCTTTGCAAGAGAAGCAATAGACGTTGGATTTAAAGCTATCGTCCTGTTTGCAGTTAGATTTCCTCCTCCTGTAAGACCTGTACCGGCTGAGATTGTTACTGCTGAATTCGCCTTTCCATTCAACGCTGTCTGCGTTGCATTCGATATGGGCTTATCGGCATCACTTGTATTGTCTACATTCCCGAGTCCAACATCCCCCTTAACGATAGTTACCGAGTTTCCAGATTTTCCGTTAACTGACTGCACTGCAGTGTCGGCCTTTGCCCCCTGAGAACTAGAAGCAATCGTAACGCCCACCTCAGAAGCAATTGATTGCTTGGTCCTCAAGGATGTCATTCTTTTTGTATTATCTGTGCCAGCCTGCGCTTCCGATTGTGTGGCAACAGGCGCGACTGAATCTGTCATGGATATAGGGTCGGTTTTCCTTACACCGTCTGCTCCTTGATCAACGATAATAGCGTCACCGCTCCTAAGGGGGAGAATAGCATCTGGAAGAGCATTAGGACGAATATCGGCCATTAGTAAGACACCTTGATAATTTTGTTTAAGATCAGAGTTGGCTGTATATTAGGATGCGCGGAACCGCCGCCCTGTGAGCTAATGGTGTGAGTATGATTGGTTCCGTTTCCAGAATCAAATATTAATGAATCAGTATTGCTTCCGCCTCGTACTGTACCTGAACCATTGGAGTCAGAACTCAAACTTCTATTGATGGAGATTTGATGAGTATGTGAAGTCGGGTTTCCAGTTGCTCCACCATGGTTATGGGATGGAATTTGTTCTATTGTGAGCGTATGAACTTGATTGCCACCCGCCCCCCCGATGGCCCCAGTTGTCATTCCTCCAACAGTACCAAGTCTATTAGCGGCAGTGCCACCCATAGCATCAGGCCCAGCCGATACTCTCCCTCGAAGATCAGGCAACACAATAAACTGACCCGATGTTGACCTATTAGCAGATGGGTTTGTCTGTGAAGTAGTACGATACCCAAACCCAGCAGTTGCATTCAATGCATTTCCGACGTAGCAAGCCGCAACAAATTCCGGGTATGCAGAAACTTCAACGGCCTGTCCAAAGCACAAAAGCCATGTATCAGGAGGCGTAATACCGGCAAAATCAACCACCGAACCAACAGGCATTCCGGTTTGGAATTGCGACAATGGTACAGCGTTACCTGGCTGCGTAGCGCTTCCTAACCCTGTGACCTGAAACCCATTCATTGCAAGATTAGCTCGCATACCGCCTTGGCCATCGCGGCTAAGGCTTTGCGTCATCATTGCATAAAGATCAACCAACGCAGGGTTATGCTGAGATGGCAGAATAGTATCGCCAGTTTGAACGATAGTACCTGGCAGTGGATTGGTGTTGCCGTTGCTGTCTCTTGGCATGTTAGTTACCACCCATATTAGATTGCGCTGCCAATTGAGAGCCAATCAAAGCTTGAATTACAGCATTTCTTATAGCAGGATTTGATGCATTCGGCAAAGTCCCTCCTGAGCGCGCAAGAAGTTCTGCTACATCAGCGTTTCTCAATCCCATACGAGTTGCCAGTTCCCTTCCAGCAAAACCAGCACCCATGGTAGAAGCAGCGCTTGCCGCGCCAACCGCTGGGCCACCAATAGCGTTACCAATCATGAATGGCACACCGCTACCCAGGCCCGCACTAACAACTCCAGTAGGCGCAAGTTTACCGATATTACGGGCCGTATTCTGCATGGGGGTGCCACGCGACACATTGTTAATGGCCTGTATCTGCTCAGGCGTCCAACCTTGCTCTTGCCCCTTGATAATACGCCGGTCAAGATTTCTGTATTCAGTGCGTAAGGCATTCTCAAAGCCGGAACCCGTGAACTGTCCTGCACGTGCCCCCGCGAGTTCTCTTGCCCTCTCAAGAGTTCCAGCTTTAAGATAACGGCTTGAAATCTTGCGTGCTTCAGCCAACTCAGGGGCGAGAGGAGAAACAAAGTCATCGAATGCAGAAAGCATCTTCTTAGCGATACGGCCTTCTTTGCCTTCTGCCCCAAAAGCAGCATCCGCAAGCGTTTCCCTAATAACCTGCATTTGTGTTGGGTTCATGTCATACCCGGCATAATCACGCATAAGCTGGAGCGCTTCTTTGGCTTTTGGGTATGCTTCTGCGATCCGTCCTGTAGGAGTGATAAGCTCGTTATCCCGTGCGATCTTGGTAATATCGTCAGCAAGACTGGTTGTCATTGCCGGGTCGGCCACAACGCCACGTGCTTCAGCCTGTGCGTACAAGTCAGAAGCTTGAGCCTTAAGGTCATCTATAGATGGAACAGCTTTTTCAGCCGCCTGACGCGCCGAACGGTTAGCCAATCCTGAAATAGCCGAGCCAGTTCCTAACCCACCAATTAATTCACCTGCTATTTCAGCGCCTACGTTGTCAGGAGCAATCTGTTGAGCGGTTGCGCCGCCAACGCCGCCTCCTAACCCAGTGGCTAATATCGATGCAACTTGTCCAGCGCTACTGGCCCCTGCCGCAAATGGAGCGGCACCCCCAACGGACTGCGCAACGCGCCTTGCGAATTGTTCACCGCCTGATTGGCTCTCAGGAGAGATAGCCAAACCTTGACGCAATCCAGCGCTTCCGCCCAAAGGCGTTTGTGAAGGCTGAATATCCGTTCCAAACGCATAATTGATGCCAGCGGCTGCGGGGGCAACCAATAGATTGTTAACCAAATCTACCGGAGCGCCCAAAGCTCCTGTTGCTCCTTCTAGCAAACCAGAAAATATTTGTGACCCGTAACCACCTTCTGGTTGCGGCTGATCATAAGAACCATTCATCCCCTGGAAAGCCTGCAAAGCGCTTGCTTCATCAGGAGCGTCAACTTCGTAAATCTGTCCGTCTGGGCCTTGTAATTCAAATATTGCCATTAGTTTGACCCTTTCGGACGAATACGGATGCCGTTGCCCACATCTCGCCAGCCATCAGAGCCAGTTGGAGCGGCTTGACCAGCTTGCGCAGCCTTAAATTCGTCTAGTGGATTCTTACGCTCATTGAGAAGACGGAACGCATCTTCACGGCTGATCTGCCTTGCTCGAAGCTGTTGAATAATTTCAGCGCCCTTGGCGTCATATTG